AACTTTACTGCTGAGGTAGTACAATGCTGCACTGCTGATAAGTTGAATGCAGCTGAGAAATGTTGGGTGAAGAAGTTAGGTACATTAGTTCCTGGTGGTTACAATCTTACAATTGGCGGTGAAGGTAGCTACGGGTTTAAACATAAACCTAAAACTAAACGCAAAATGGCTGCGACAGCTCTAAAAGTGTGGCAACGTGATGGTCATCGTCAAATGATGAGTAAGTTACACGTAGGCTACACAGTACCGCTTGAACGTCGTGAGCGTATTTCAGCATCTTTAATGGGCCACGCTGTATCTGAAGATTTGCGCGAGCAATTATCGATTAGCAATAAAATTTCGCTTGCTAACGATCCTGCCAGGTTAGCACGTATTAAAGCGGGGCTTCACCACGTGCCGCATACAAAGGCCGCTAAAGAAAAGATGAGCCAAGCGCAGTGCCGTATTTGGGTGGCTAGAAAGGCCGCTGTGAATGAAGCTTAATTATGGCCCCCGTATGGAGCGCTTCGCGTTAAGGCCGCCAGAGTATGATGCGAAGATCAATCTTCTTGTCGGTTCAGTTAGATCTGGTAAGACGTTTGCACTACACGCTAAGATCCTGGCATTGTGTGAATATCCAGTGCAAGGGCGAAAGTTTATCACTGGCGTGAGTAAAGCTAGCATCAAGACAAACGTATTAACAGACTTATTTGACATTGTTGGTAATAATGCATATCACTACAATAGTCAGTCAGGTGAACTAAAGCTTTTTGGTAAAGATTTTCTTGTGTACGGAGCTAAGGACGAAGGTTCTGAAAAATATCTTCGTGGTGCGACTGTGGGGGCATGCATTTGCGATGAGGTAGTTCTTATGCCTCAATCATATTTCCAGATGCTGCTTACTAGGCTCTCGCCACCCGGTGCCAGGTTCTATGGAAGCACCAACGCTGACTCTCCGTTCCATTGGCTTAAGACAGACTACATAGATAATCCTAAGTTGAATGACGGTAAGATTTTGTGGACTGAGCGATATACTATGGAGGACAACCCAAATTTAGACCCGTCATATGTTGCTGATCAAAAGAAACTCTATACTGGAGTTTTTTATGACCGTATGATTTTGGGCGAGTGGAAAATGGCGTCTGGTGCGGTCTACGCCGGAGCGTGGAACGATGGCACCTTATATGATGACCGCACACGGCCACGCGGCCTATACAGTGCGGGTGGAAGCGAAGGCTACGCTGGTCATATCATAGGAGTGGATTACGGAACGACCAACCCTACCGTTTTCTTAGACGGAATTGATGACAACCGTACCGTTTGGATTGACAATGAGTATTACTGGGATTCCATCAAGGAGATGCGGCAGAAAACGGATTCTGAACTGGCTGATGACCTCGAGCAGTTCATCAAGGAATCTAATTGCCCCGCCGAACCAAAGATAATCGTCGATCCTTCGGCCGCTAGCTTTCGCGCTGAGTTGGTGCGCAGAGGTATGTGGGTGGGTGATTGTGACAATGACGTCATGACTTACGGCATTCGCCGTGTGGCCTCCGTGCTGGCGCAGAAGAAGCTGCGGTTCCACCGTGTCCGGTGTCCGCACTCGCCTGTTGAGTTTCAAAGCTACGCATGGGATAAGAAGAAAAGTGAGAATGGCACTGAGCAAGTTGTCAAGAAGCGTGATCACTGTCCCGACGCCGGACGTTACATTGTCAATGATGTGTTTGCGCAGGAGTGGCGGCTTAGCGCGTGATGGGAGTGTGAGCGGATGGATGATAAAGAAAAGCCGTGGGGTGATTGGACACTTGAAGAGCTGAAACTTCAAAATAAGATACTACGTACATATCCCAGCTCTCCTAAGCAGCGTGAGCTTCAGAGTAAATTGGCTAAGATGAGAGCCACACACGTGCCTAAGACTAAAGCGAAGGACTCTCGTTCTGGCATCGGCGCTAACACACTCAAGATGGCTGCACAAGCTATGAAGCAGGCCCAAAAAGAGGGCAAGACGTTGGCCGAAGCGACTGAAATTTACAGAGCTACTTTGGCGCGATTGCTTTCTGGAAATGCAAAAGATGCTTTTCAAGTTACATCTGTTGGTATGCACAAAGTTGCTGAGGCGAAGAAGTTTATCGACGTGAAGGTGGCGCAGGCGCACGACGCAGTGCCATATGACTTCGTGCCAAAAGCGCAGAAATCGCTTAGCTGGCAAATCAGCGATTTGGATGAAAAGATTCGCGGCATCGAAATGAAGTATGGCCGTAGTAATTCAAAATTGCCTGGGCTGCGTAAAAAGTTGAAGGCACTCCACGAAGCGAGGAAGTTCATCGATGCTCACATAATGAGGGGGAAGGATACCTCTTGGGGTTCGGCCGCCTTAATGCCGATGAATTATAAAAAAGCCGCTGAGACCGCTAATACCCAGGCGCGTGAGCATCGTGTGGAAGGTAAGCGTATAAGCATGGCCAAGGGAAGTTTGAAACCTGAGTTCACAGCAGCGGCCCAGGCGCACTACACAGCGGCTGGTTGCTGGGATGACATCGTTAATGCGCTCAAACAGCGTAGTGATGCAGGTGAAGAGGCGGCTGAGAGTTTGTGGGGCAGCGCAGTTAGACAAGGTCAGAAAGCGGAGCTGTTAACTGCGCAATTGGGCATAGTTACTAAGGCCTACGATTCTCTTTCCTTCAATACTCTCTTCTGGGCCGGCATCATCGCCGCTCTTATCGCCAAGCATTATGGGCCCAAAGAAACTGTGGGGATGGGCAGTTACGATCTGCGCACTTATCAACCGGAACGTAAAACTTGGTAAGGAGATAGCACGCATGTTCTTGTTCGAGTGGTTCAAACTTCGCCGTAAACGCAAGGCGGCGAAGAAGCTGGAGACGGCGTTGAACGCTGTTTCATGTTGCAGGGTCCACGTGGCGCTTGACGGCGCCGTCACGGTGTGTAAGTAACAGAGTCTTTCTGCAAGGGAGATTGAGCAGCATGGGTACTATGATCGCTTCACCACTTCCATCTTTAGCCCTCCCGAACTGCGAGGAGCTTCCCATCCCCATAACACTAGATTGGTTTGAGCTAAGTAAGATGGCCGCTGAAGGGGCTTCTCCTGATACATTTAATCAAGCTCTTCTGCAAAAGCTGCGTGAGGCGGGTGGCCCGGTTGAAGGCGTAGTGCGGCTAAAACTTTCCCATGGCAAACTCGCGCGAGTGAAGCCAGACCTGCGAGACCAGCGTTTAGGTTGCTTCCGTTACTTATGGTTGCCTGATGAACACGCTGCGATGGTGATGGCAGCGACAAAGCAAGACCAGGCAATGAGCGCGTGGCGGAACAGACGAGAAGCAGGGACGATTCAGTGACAAGGAGATTGAGATGCGTAGGTATAGCGTGGATCTATTCAACAATGGACAACGTAAAAGTGTCAGTGTAGAGGCTGATACGCAAGAAGAGGCTGTATCATTGGCTAAGGCGAATAATCCTGGTTGGATCAAAGACCCTTCACGTTACGCTGGTACATTTCTTCTTCGTGGTGCAAAGGACTCAAGCAACCGCCGCTCCCGTCTCCACGCCGCGCTGGATGCTGTACTTGATCGGGCTGGGGCGAAGGATGATTGGTACGGTAGCTCTACTGAAGGTGAACGCCTAATTGATGCGGCCGTAGAATTACGCAAAAAGAAGCCGGCATTAGTACTCAAGTTACGCGGCAAATTGTCGAAGGAAGAAAGGGCTAAGGCTGAAGCTGAATACGATGCACTAGAGAACGCGGTGCGATCTAAAGTGCGCGAGGCGCGCAATGCCGGCTACAAAGGTCCGTGGACATAGGAGGTCCTAAGTGCCTCCTCCCAAGTTCACCCTCCCCCAGAGGATTCAACGTGAGTACGCTGCCGGTATCCGCCAAATAACAGGCCGCGTGCTGCAACCTAAGATGCCTGAGCAATCGCTTGCTGACTGGTTGAAGTCTTTAGCAGAGCGCAGTAAGGCCCAAGACATCCAGGATGCATCAGCTACCCTTGCGCAGCGCATGGTGCAGTGGACTCATGCCAGTAACATGAAAACGTGGCGTGCCGCAGCGGCTAAGTCCACAAACGCCCGCAAGCTCTATACCCTGCTTCAGAGGGAACTTACAGGCACCGCGACCGGCGCGCGCATTGCTACCATCATTCGTGAGAATGCGGCATACATCTCAAGCCTGCCGTTCGAAGCCGCGCAGACCTTAGTCGATGAAGTAACCAAGGCTCAGCAGGCTGGAGCGCGGCCTGGCACGGTCACCAAGATGATGCGAACGCGGTTCCCTGAGTTGCTTCGTTCTCGCGTAGCATTGATCTCAAGAACAGAAACGTCAAAAGCATCGCTCGCTTTAACTCAGGCGCGGTGCGCAGACATCGGTGTCAACTTTGCGGAGTGGATGACGAGTGAGGATGCACGGGTTCGCCCTAGTCACAAAGCGATGGACAAGATCATCTTCGCACTTGATGACTTGCCTGACCCCGAGGTTCTGCATGGTGAACCGTCGCATGGCCACTACGGCCCAGGCGGCATCTTCAACTGCCGCTGTACCATCGCTCCGCTGCTTTCAATCGACGACGTAACCTGGCCTCGCAAAGTGTATCGCCGTGGTACTCTGCAGCAAATGAATAAACAACAATTTATCGCCGCCTTCAATTTACAAAGCGCGGCCTAACCTCAACGTACTACGAACTACACCACAGGAGACGCAGCACATGAAGAATTATCTCGTAGCTCTCTTGGCGGCAATTAGCCTCTTCACGGCGCTGCCCGCTTCCACCCAAACTCCTTCCATCACCAACGTCGCATTTAGTGGCACTAGCTTCTTTACCAGTCAGCCGGCAACGGCAACTGTAGTGAGTCCAGCCATTAAGCTGCCGTTCTTCACCGGCACTGGTACGCTCAACGTTACTGAAGCAGGCATTACAGGGTCGCCATCTGGCTGCACCATTACACTGGCTTTTCAAGGTAATAACTCGCCTACCGCCGCAGCAGTCACGTCCACGTTGAGCTTTACTCCGGCTACTGGTGTCCAAGCGATAGTCGTGAATCCTGTGGGCATGGGCGTCGGTGATCAGTATGTTGCGACGTACGCATGTTCATCCGCGTATCCTACTGCTGGAACCATTACGCTCAGTTTCAGTCCATCGCAGGCTTCAGTCATTTCAAACGTTGGCGACCCATGCTTGAATCCGAATGTGGCGAAGTCTTCAGTCACAATTAGTACGAGCGGGGCCGG